TGGTGCCTAGGGTCAGTTTCTTTCTATATTGTTTTTAAAGGAAAAACTCTGACTTTGGCGTAATTTTGGCGTAGTTGCTCTAAAAAGGATTGATAAAAATATCCTTGTTTTGAGTATTATACCACATAAGAGAAAAGTGCCAATGGTGGGAAATTTGAAAGGTTATTTGATGCGTTTGGCGTTAATTCTGCACCAGCGGATAACTTCGCCAGCTATCCATCTTGCGTGTGATTTTTCGCTCAATCTCACGCCTTTTGGAAATGTTGGGTCTTTAACGATTACATTCGCAGTTCGTTGATACTTACAGCCAACTAATGCCGCCACATATTCCAAAGGAATTAAGTTTTGGCTTTTTTCTGTAAAAGCAGAAACCGCCATCACTTTAATTGCTTCTGACATTTCTTCTTCCGCTTTTTCTGATAGAGTTATTTTATCCATAAAAGCTCCAATAAAAATTAATTATTCTTTTGATTTAAACAAGGCTGCTTGTATTTCATTTACCGTTATTCCTCTGGTGGTTCAGGTAATGCTTGCCAATGGGTTATTTTAGAAATTGAGTTCCAACCTTCATAATCATCCCAAACACTTATAAAAACATTACCAACTTCGTCAGCTACTAAAACACGTATATGTGCTAATGGAATACCATCACTACACTTAATCCATCCACTCATACTTTCTCCTTTGGCGGTTGTGGAAGAGGCATCCAGTGCGCAATTTCATCATCAGCATAATCAAGCCATCCACCCAAATCCGTGTCATATCTTGCTATTGCTATTGATGGCTCATACTCTGGACAATGCACGATAAAATAATCATCTTTTGATGGCGTACATTCGTTATACTTAATCCATGGATTTTTAAATTTATCTAACTCGTTTTCTGCATTAGATAATGCGTCATATAAAATAGCAATGCCATTCATTGCATCTTGATAGGCTAAAGATGGTGCAGTCATAATTGCTCCTAATATAAATCTTCTGAGAACAGAATATCTGAATTTTGTGAACCAGATAAACGAATTACTTGGTTCTGAGTTTTGGCAATTTCCATTGCTTCTTTTCGACCTACAAATCTTCCTTTATTAGTTAAGAATCCCTGTTCCCAATCTAAAAGAGCATAATTGTATTGTTTTTCTAATTCTTTAATCTGCTTACGCATGAATGGGTCATAGTGTCTTAACCCATACACTGTATGGATAATCTCACTACCATCCTCATTTGTACCATCTCTTGTATCTACAAATACTTGACAAGCAGAGCATACAATACGTTCAGGAATATCTACATATTCTCTTTTTTGGTTTAAGAGTTTAATAAATTCGTTGAATAACGCCTGTCTTTCTTCAGGCGTTTGCTGTTTGATTAAATTAATAATATCCATCACTTACTCCATCATACTCTTCATAAAATCAAGCCATTTTTGAGCATCTTCTCTTGTGCGATGGCAACCGCCTCTTTCGGCTGCTGCTATATCAAATTTTTCTGTATCACAATATTCACTTTCATACGCAATAAAGCCGCCTGTAATATAAAAGTACGGCTCACCATCCTTAGGCTTAAACGGCTTAGGTAAATCTTCAATGCTAATCTTTGGGTCTTGCCACATTCTGATTATGTCAAATTGCACTGAGGCATTTGAACCAGCCTCATTCCATTCAACATCTATATATTTACATTTATCTCCATCTTCATTTAAAACAATTCCGTTGAGTGGTTTTTTACCTAATTTACCCATTAAAGTTGGGTAGTTTCTAAGGTCATACACTACAAACGCTTTTTTTCCATTTCTAAGCATTACAGGTTCGCCACTCAAGGCTGCTTTTAAGTCAAATTTTTTCATTTTCTTTCTCCTCAATTTTCATGAATAACATCCAATGCGTATTGTTTGCTTTTCCCGATTTATGCCCGATTATTGGCGTTTCACCAAAGAGCGAGATAATCTTGCTTACTGGTACTTGTGTTTCATTCCACTTAAAAATAAGAGTTCCATAATCGTCTAACACCCTCATACATTCCTGAAAGCCTTTTAATAACTGATTTTGCCAATCTTTATCTAATCGTCCATATTTCTTTACTAGCCAGGAATTGTCACCGCCTTGTATTAAGTGTGGCGGGTCGAATATAACGCACTTGAAAGATTTATCAGGGATTACATCAGGCGATACTTCTAAATGTCTAATTTTGTCACGATCCTTAAAACTTAGTTTTTGTTTTCTTATATCTGCAAAAAGCACATTTGGATTATCCTTATCAAAGTAAAACATTCTACCGCCACAGCAAGCATCTAAAATTGGTTTCATCTTATATCCTTTAAAACAAAAGGCGCTCGCTTGGAACGCCTATTGGATTTGTTAAATTAGTCTAACATTTTCATATTCGCTATTAATTTCATATAGAGCATTGATTCTATTCTTAGCGATATAATTCCCGTTTTTATGCTTGCCAACAATCTCATAGCCATCTTTAAATAAAGCACTATCCCAGATGACTTTTAAATTTTCTTGGTAAGCCTTTTCTAAAATTTCTTCTTTTGATAGGTTCTCGGAATTCATACTATCTTCTCAATATATTAGGCACCTCAATCACTAAAATTTGCTCTGGTGATATTTGTTTATATTTTAGCCAGTATCGAACAATTTCATCCGCTTCTTCTCGGCTAACTGTTCGCCTGGTATCAATTAAAACTCTCCAATCCTCTCTGAATTGAGCCTCTATGATAATGTACCGCCTATTATCTATGACTTGAGCGCTCCGCTTGATTGTCACGCACTTATCCTCAAGAAACATAATCCGAACCTCTTAAAATCAGCCATACTTTTATGTTAAAAAAGAAAGCTTCTTCCGATAACTTTCTTTTTGTGTGCCTATCAAAAAGAATGGCGGCATAGAGAACAATTAGGTTAATAACCATTCCATCCAGCACCATTTCCATATCAATCACCTACTTTATGGTTTACCTTTGCCATATTAACCACTGGTAAAATATCAACCAAAGGCTCACTTGTATTATCGAGGCTTTTAGCTAATTCCAATCGTCCGCCAAGTGTTGCGTAACCAATAATGTCTTGCCAATGGTCTGTTTCATGCGAATTACCGTTAAGGATTCTCACTAACTTTCCAGCTATCATTGTCAATGCGTAATACTGCACTCCATCAATGTTCTTGCGATTTTTATTGATAAGCTCCATTAACGCATTAAACGTAACAGAGCCTTGAGTAAAATCCCCGTGCGTATTTTTTCGCTCGTTCAAAATATCTTCTGTTGTTGTCATTTCTTATCCTATTTACCTTGCAAAGCAAGGAACTCACTTTGTTTAATTTCGGTTAGGCATTCTGGTATTTCTGGGAATTTATCACCGCCAAAATCCTCTGATTTTTCTGGTATTGAAACGATAAAGTAGTCACTTGCAACACCGCATACAGATACATAACCAGTGCGCGCGCCAAGCACCCAGCAATTAAGTTTTAATTTTCGTAGCATAAAATCATTAAAGCTTGGGTATTGATTTAAAATATCTCTAACGCTTTGGATTTTATCGTTAAATGCCTTACCGGCTTTTGTTCTACCATTGCCAGTGATGACAACTTTCTCATTTTCAACTATTTCAAATTTATAGGTCTTATCCTCTTTGATTTTGGCAAATTCATCGCTATCTAAACTACAAACAATTCCAAATATATTACATTCACTCCCTCTCCATCCTTCATAAAATGGGATAGTGTCAAAAATAGCATCAAGTTTTTTATCTCTGACCTCTCTATCTTTTCGCCATTTCTCATCTAATGATTTAATAGGCTCAATGCTTAATGCACATTTAAAATATCTAAAATTTGGTTTCATTATTATTTCCCTTGTTCTTATCTGTGTAATTAACTAACTCACGGATTTTTTCACGCACAAGCTCAAGAGCTTTTTCTAAACTCCGTTCTTTCTCGTGTAATTCCGCTAATTCGTGTTCTGCTTGTTGTTTTTCCATTCTTTCACCTAAAAGAAAACCGCCTTATTTGGCGGCCTTAATCATTTTTAACACTCGGCTTTTGCTTTCTTTTACATAAAAAGCAAATCCATTCTTTTTAACTATTAAAGTTGAGCCGTTTATAACGCATACGCTTTCTATTTCATCAGCAGAAATTCCACTAAGTAAGCCTGTAGTTAATGTTAAGGTTATTTTCTTTCCCATAGCTCACCCCAATTCAGAATGGAATTCCATCGCTAAAATCATCACCTTGCTCAGCCATCGCACTTAATGGATCGGTTTTTTCTTTATCTTTGGCTGGCTGTTGCATCTCATTTCTTGCTTTACTGTCTAGCATTTCAAACGATTGTGTCGCAACTTTAAGTGCGGTGCGATTATTGCCGTTTTGATCTTGCCAACTTTCCTGCACCAGCTTTCCTGTTACGCAGATTTTTGAGCCTTTTTGAAGGTATTGTCTCGCTACATCGGCATAATTGCCGTGTACCACAATTGATATCCAATGCGTACGATTAACAGTATCGCCTTGTTTATCACGGTAATCATCGCTGATAGCAAGATTAAATGTTGCAATTTGACCGCCATTTTGGAATTGGCGGATTTCTGGATCACTACCTAAATGACCGATTAATATAACAGTGTTGGTATTGCGTGCCATTAGCTCATTTCCTTAATTAATTGTTGATAGTATTCTTGAGCGGCATTAACTCGCTCTTTGATTTCTTCGATGATTTTGTCATCACGCTTAACTGTAACGGTTGTAATGCGTTTTGATTGTGGTATTTGTTCCACTAAATCAATGTATCGTGTCGGGTCGTCATAGCTTGATAATTGCTCGTAT